CGGGGTATTGGCGGCGGTCGTAGCAGCCTGCGCCCTTTGCGCGGCATTATCGGCCGTCTGCGCTGCGGAGTTTGCCGCGCTGGTGGCATCGGTCGCATTTTTCGTCGCCGACTTCATCCCCTCGACGACCGACTGGATATATTCGAGCGACACCTTGACGCTCTTGTTGAATATATCGACGCCGATAGTCCACAGCCCTTTGAATGAGGTGCATTCGGGGAGTTCCGATATTTTCTTCTTTATCATATCCTTGTAGAGTTAAATTCTAAATACGATGAGGCCCTCTTCCGGCTCGGTTATCACGACATCCTTATCCTCGGTCGCCAATACGCAGTAATTACCGTCGGGCCGCGAATCGGGAAAGGTCAGGGTTACGGTGAACTCGCACCACACCCGCCCGTTGCGGCGAATATCGAATCGCGTTACCGTATTGCTCTTGTAGTAGCAATTATACTCCTCCAAAGTGTTGTCGTTGTATAATTTGCGTAATTCGGGTTTCAGCAGGGCGGTGAAAAGCGCATACCAGCGTTCCCAAAATTGAGCGATGCTATCGGCATAGATAAAGAGCTTCATCGCAACGTCTTTCGCCTTGTAGAAAACCGATTCTCCGTCATAGTCCACTCCGGGCCGATTGGTTACATCAATTTTCAGATTCTCGCGGACATTCGGGGCTTTCTGAATATTCCGATCCGTGCCGTCGAGGACATAGACCCCGAAGCGGGAAAAATCGACATCATCCATCTCGTAGCCGTTTTGCTTGAAGCCCGTCGGGGCTGTTGCATAGGGAGCTTGATTCAGCAGCGTATTGTACTCGTTCAGGCTCTCGATGTCCGTCTCATCGGTCGGATAGACGGGCGGAAAGTCATCGGCGAAATTCAGCGTGATTTTTCCGAGCTGGATTTTGGCGGACAATGCGGGATTGGTCAGAAGCCGCAGTTTGTAGGACTTGCCGAGTTCGGCGAAGTCGAAGATATGATATGCCCCATCGGAAAGCACCTCGAACAGATCGCTCGCGCTCAAAATATCGGTGATGCAAAACGGTATCGAGAATGTCTTGCTGTCGAGGATCGGATTAGAGAGATCTGTTTCCTCGCCGTCATATTCGGGCCATTCGGTGCTATTCAGTTTTTTGAATGACGGCATCTGTACGAGTGCCTTGTACCCGTACTGCTCTACGAAGATGCCGTATTCGCTGAACGCATCCAGTCCGTCTATGAACAGCTTGCCTACCATAGGATTTTCGCGTTGTCCTGAACGATGTAACTCACCTCGGAATCCTTATCCTTTTCGACCTTGACGACCGCATATCCCGATGCCGCGACGGAGGCTTTTGCTCCGCACATTAGGAATAGCCGATTTCCGGCGGTTTCGCGGTATTTCAGCTCGGCGGTGGTATCTCCTATCAAAAAGACTTTCCGAGCCTCCAAAAGCGAGATTTCGCCACTGTCGATATATACCCCGTATCGCTCCGGGTGGTACTTCTTGAATCGTCTGAATGTGGCGATGTTGGGGAAGTTGTAGGCCGTCATAAATTCGACCCCTCGCGGGGAGAACATCAGCCCGATCAACTCTTCCAATGTCTCGTCGCCTTTGAACATGTCGCAGGCTTCGAGTTTTGCGGCCATTTCATACTGCCCGCTATCGGCGCATTGGGCTTGGGCGGCATCTTTGGCCGCCCTCCATTCCCTCTGTATTCGTCTGATGAGTTCTTTCATTTAGCTGCGGAGTTTTAATCCTTTCCGGTCAATATCATCAACCGTGTTTTTGATGTCCTTGATATTCTTATCGACCCTATCGAGCTTGTCGTTGGCCTCGGAGGTATTCTTCTCAATGCCCGTCAGTTTGTCGAGGACGGCATTGCTCGTGCGATTCAGGTCATTCATGCCTTGTACGAGGGTATAGGTATGCCCCTGAATGGTCGTCAGGCGGGCGTTGTTCTCATCGACGCTATCCTGCGACGCGGTGGCGATCCCCTTGCTCATTCCCTCGCGCTCGGCATCTCCCGTGAAATAATTTTTAAGGCTATCGGACAGACCTTGATAGATCGCGTTGAACTCTTCTCCGACCTGATTGAGTTCTCCGGCAAATCCATTCATCGAACCGATCACGGCGTCGATGCCTTTGAACGAGCCGTCATTGCCGAACCATTCTTTTTTGTATCTGTCGAAAATGCCTCCGATACGCTCTTCCAAATACTTCTGTACGAGCATCCTTTGCAGAACATCGGCGACAATATCATTGACCTTTTTGCGCCATGCCTCCATCGCATCCTCTCCCTGCTTGGCCGCTTCGAAGAAAGCATCTCCGAGTTCCGAGGCAAGGTCGGCGGCGGTATAGCCGATGATGTCTTCCAGCATCTCGTTGATGATGGATGCCATCTCTTGGGCGATCTCCTGAATCTGTCGCTGCCACTCCTCGATCTTGCCGTGATCGGTCTTTTTCTTGCTTTGCTCCTCATTGATCTGTTTCTGAATGAGTATCTGCTGCTCTGCAAGGTTTTCGAGCTGCTTGCGGCTTTCGTCGTATCTCTTCCCTCCGAGGGCTTTATCGGCGGTATAGGCTACCTTTGCATACGCATCGGCAATCTTCTCGATGGATTTCTCATATACCTCGCTATCGTAGCGCATCCGGGCGATCATCCGTGTCCATGAGTTGCCGTACTGCTGTGATGTGAGATGCAGACGCAATACCTCCTGCGTGGTTTCGGCGTAGATGTCCCTCAATTTCTGCACGGCATCCCCGACATTATTCTGCAAGCGGACGGTATCGGCATTGTCGAGTTCCCATTGCAGTTGGTCGATGCGGCGTTGCAGGTTCTCGATTTCTTTCTGCTTGGAATCGTCATCGTTGAAGAGGTTGGCGATGGCCGTAGCGACCTGCAAAGCCGCCGAAATAACGGCGAGGATAACCGATGCTTTCTCGATGGTTGATATAGAGGCGGCTCCGGCTGCTGCTGCGGCCGTTGCACCCTGTGCCGTTGCATCAACGGTAGCTTCTACGCCCTCGGCGACGCCTTTGCCGACATCTCCGATGGCATCCATGACAGTCGATGCGGCATCCAATACCGCGTCAATAGTATCGAGGGCCTTGCCGATACCATTTGCGACATCATCGGAGAATATCGCCGCGAGGTTCTGCGCTTGGCCGCCGATCCCGGAAATCACGCCTCCGACAGCCCGCAGTTGCGTTGCGAAATTCTTGTAGGAAACGGTGATATTATTACGTGCGGATAATGCCCGCTGTTCAGCCTGCGAGTTGCGCTCCGTCGCTTCGGCAACGCGGAATTTCGCCAATTTCAGGTTTTCTTCGGCTTCGCGGTACTTATCGCTGTCCTCCGTGAGAGTACCCAAATCAATCTGCTCGCGGAGGGCCTGCTCGACGGCGAGAGCTTCGTTGTATTCCCGCTGCGCGGTCGTGATCCCATCCTGCGCGTCGTGCCATGCCTGCAATGCGGCGACGAACTCCGTTTTGGCGTTGCCTATGTCCTTGATCGACTTGTGCAGGGCGACAAAGGGGTTTCGAGAGGCGATTTCCTCCTCCATCTTGGTAATCGCTTCTTGATAGTCCTTGATCTCGGTTGCGCCCATCGAATCCTTGTTCGAGGCGAAATAAGCCTTGATCTTGTCGAGGTTGTATTGCAAGGTCGATAACGACTGTTTTCCGAGGTCGCCGAATACGCTCTCCCAGTTGATCGACTTTTTGAAATCCGCAGATTCCAATGCGGCAAACTCGGCGTTCATCTGCTTAATCGCGTTGTGCAGGTATTCGGTCGGCATAGTGGATAGTTTCTTCGCCCACTCCCGATTGAGTTTCTCGATCCTCTGCTCGACCGTGCCGTATTCGTCAATCAGCGCGTCGGTGTATTTCCTGCGGATTTCGGCCTTTTCCCGCTCTCCCTGCTCTGTGATGGCCGTTAATACGCGATTGAACTCCTCGGCGATTTTAGGGTCTTGGAGTAACTCCTTGACGTAATCGTCGATAGTCATCTTGCCGCGCTTGGAATTGGCCCATTTGACCTCCGTCGCGCCTTTCTGCGACATGTAATATTGCTTCTCGGCATCCTGCCTAACCTTGGCGAGTTGGCGCAACTGCTGACGCCACGCATTACGCTTGCGGACGGTATCGAGTTCTATCTGATTGAGTTCTTTGGACTGTCCCTCTGCCATCGCCTCAATCGTATAGTCGGCTATCTCGCTATGCGCATCCTTGATATACTGCTTGACCGCTTTCTTCCATTCCTCGATGGATTTCTTTTGCGTGAGAGCCGCCTTTTTCGGGTCGAACTTGTCTTTGGACGGGTCGATATGGAAATCGAGGTCGTTATCTTTTTTGAACTGAGATGCTTTTTCCTGTATCTCTCCCCATTGTTTTTTCCAGTTTTCGTATTCTTCCTGCGCTTCATTTATGGCCTTTTGCGCTGCACGATTATCTCCGCGCTTTCCACGCCACCACTTGTTGAAATCGCCGTTTTCGGCCTTTGCTCTGACCTCTTGGAGCTTGATATATGCTTCGGTCGTTTTTGTCAAAAGAGCTTGCGCCTGTGCTTCGAGCATGAGCATTTCGCAATACTTCTCGCCCTTTTGCTTTAAGACGGTTTTCCATTCGGCAAGGGTTTTATAGTAACCCATTGCCTCCCCGTATTTGGAGGTCAGCTCTTTGACAACTTCTTTCTCCTGCGCTTTTGTCCCCTTGAAGCTTTCGAGTTTGTTTTTGTAGTTCTCGATCTCCATAGAAGCCTTGATGTAGGCTTCGTTGCCTGCTTTGAGGATTTCTTGCTGCTCCTCGAATTTCTTATCGGCTTTCGATGACGCCTCAAACGCTTTCATCAGCCAATTCACGAGCGACCCCAAAAGAACGACCAATGCTCCGATGCCGGTAGAAATGAGCGCGGCCCGCAGACCTTTCATTGCTACGGACATGGCTTTTGTAGCGACGGTTCCGGCGGTCGTCGCGGCAGTCTGTGCCGTTGTCGATGCGGTATTCGCCACTTGTGCGGCCGTCCCTCCTGCGGTAGCTGTATTATTGGCCGTCTGCGCCGCAGTATCGGCGGCCGTCGCCGTTGCATTGGCTACCTGTGCTGCGGTATTGATCTCGGTCGCGGCGGTTTCGGCGGCCTGCTCGACGGCACTCTGTCCCGTGAGCTTGTTCCACCACTCTTTGAGACCATTCAAGGTAACGAGGGTGAATGCCGAATCTTTATTGAGGGTTTGCTGTATCTGCTGCAATCCGATGGTAATAGCCATGAGGGATTGCACCTTGACCATGATCTTTTGCAAATCCTCATTCTCGCCCGCGAAAAGCGACATCGTGCCCTGTGCTACGGAGAAAGCCCCTGCGACACCTGAAAGTCCCGAAATAAGACCCTGCATACCGCGCTGGTCATGGGCGAGGATCGTTGCCTGCGCCGTGGCGTCGGCCCATGCGTCGGTGAGTTTTCCCGCCTCTTCCTGCAAGGCGCGATACTGTGCCGTGCCGCGCTGTCCCGATGCCTCCATCATTACGAGTTCTTCCCGTAATTGCCTCAATCGGGTGCGGAGCGATACTTGGCTGTTGGCACTCTTTTCGGCGGCCGCGGCCTCTTTCTTCAACCGCTGTTCGGTCTGATAGAGTTCGTCGCCGACTTTCTCGGCCTCGGTAACGATTTTCTTGCGTAACGCTATATTCTCCTTGATCGCCGTCTGCTGCTGTTTGAGGGCATCGTATTCGGCCTGAATAGCGGGAGTTGCGGCCTGCCGTCCGAGATTCGAGATTTCGGAGCCGAGCTGCCGATATTGCTCCTCCAACGCCAATACGGACGAGCGGTTGGTGTCAATCACTCGGTCGAGTTCGGCGTATGCGGTGTCGATGGTGGAAAGGGATTGCGACGCATTTGTGACGACTTCGATATTCAAGGTCGGGACGTTGGCGAGCAGTTGAGAGATTTTGGAAGTCTCAACTTCAACATTGGAGGTCAATCCAGCGACTTTCCCCTCGATCTGCTCGATGCCGGCATCGAAGCCGGACATATCTATCGCCGTGCCGAAACTTAATGCGCCGTCGTCGTTTTTCATATTCTTACAATCTCCTCGTCATCTGTGAAATCCGTGAAATTTTCAGGGTTATTCGCGTCTTTACTGCCATCGTAAAGCGGCGCGTTGCCGTTCTCGCCTTTGTCGCCGGGCATCGGCATTGCACGGCTATACATGATCGCGTTTACATAACTGATGTCGTATAAAGCGTATTTCTCTGTTACTCCGAGCGTTCTTGCGATTCCGAGAACGGTAGCCCAAATGCTGTCGTTCAGCCTTTTACCACTTCCTTTGTCGGTTTGAGGATATTCGCCTCTGACAGGGAAGTGGTAATGGCGAAAAAACTGCTGATCTCCATGTCTTGAAGCCGTTGTACGACGACGTTGAACAGAACCGTCGGACGGACGTTCTCTAAAATGGCTTTGGCGAGTTCCGCCCGTTTGTCGATCTTGATTTTCTTCTTGCTCTTGCGCTTGATGAGACCGAACAAATAGCGTTTCTCCTGCACGACGACGCGCTCCTCGGTGAGGCTCTTCGCTCCGAGGATAAGCGTCGCCGCGATGTCGCCGAGAGGCCGGAAAAACCGCGCATGATGCAGTACGGAATTTACGATCTCGGTTTTCTCCACTTTCTCCACAATCGGGAGGGAGGCGATGAACTCCGAAACGACGATGAGCGTTGCGATAGACGGCGGCGCTATTTCGTAGGTGACACCCTCAATCTCGATATTCCCTACATTTCTTTCGAGTATGGCCGATGCGACGCGGCTTTCGATAGTAGTCTGTTCCATATTCTGAATAAAATTGCGGAGGGTGGAGGATTCGAACCTCCGAAGCCTGACGGCTTGCCTCGTTAGCGGTGAGGTGCATTCAGCCACTCTGCCAACCCTCCGGATTGCGGTTTCTCCTCCAACCGCAAAGGGCGTCTTTCCGCTTGTCAGCATCTTGCGATGTTATGCCCCTGCTTGCGCGGCCCAGTCTGCGGCCTTGACGCGGAACTTCTTGTAAAGCTCCCCGTCGGAGCAGGCGAGCACCTTGAACGTGAGATCGACATACGATCCTTCCTCCTCGGAGCTGCCCGGTCGGAACGAAACATGCGACCGACGAATCTTGATGCCGATAGCACCGATATTCTTGGGCGTGAGCTTCACGGAAAAGTCGTCCGATACGACGTTGGTCTTGACGGTCAGCTCGTCGCCGTCCTCCGAGACCTCTGCCCCGTTGAACATCTTTTCCTTGTCGAAGTCCATCTCCTTGACGCGGGTCGTCAGGGTAACGACCGGCTCGCCCTCCTCTTCGGCAACCACGATCCCGCCCGTTGCCGTTGCGGTCAGCGTTTCGCCGTCCTCGGTGGCAAGCGTCGTCGATTTGTCGTTGATCGTCCCTACATCGGTCAGAGTGGCGGCCATCGCCTCGTCGTCGCCGGTCTTGCCGACTTCGATTTTGCACTTCGACCACGACATGATGATTTTCTTTGCCATAATCCTATTCTGTTATGCGGTTAAACTTGATTCTTGCGTATATGAAATGCTGCTCTATTTCCTCGTTGCGCATCGTCGTCGGTGTCGTATCGGTTTCGAGCCAGTATTCCGTACCACCTGCGGTTTCTACGAATGCGAGAAGCAGCTCCTCCAACTTGCCGATGCGGTTCTTGTCGGGAACCATCCGGCCGTCGGCATGAGGTATATCGGGGACATAGAGATTGAAGATCACCACGCCCGTTTGTACCTGTTCATCAAGTCCTGCGAGGAACTTGACGATCAAATCCTCCGTCGTGGCATTGGCAGGGCGCATTTCGGGTCGGTAAACCTTTCCTTTGATGGCCTTTCCGAGGTCGCTATTCTTGACGAAAGAATAGAAATCCCGCTCAATCTGCATCTCCGTTTTTATCATCTCGCTATTCGATTAGACCGTTGAGTAATTTCTTGGCAAGCGATTCGGCTTTCAACTCGGCGGAGGTGAGAACGTCCTTGTGGTGGACTGCTTCGACATACGCGGCGTATTTCATGCCTGCGCAGACGATCAGAACCACGCCCCACGGAAATTTCGCTTGCAGACTTTGGAGCAATGCTTCGGCGGCGGGCGGGCCGGCTTCGCCGTTGCCATCCTTGCCGCTGTATTGCTTCGAGGCTCCCGTCACGACGGGCTTCCCGTCCACAAGCACCACATAGCCTATTGATGACCTCAAATTGCCGGTAATATCGTTGTAGCTGCCACTCTCGCGGGCGATTCGTATGCACTCCTCCCCGATGAAAGAGAGTTGCTTCACGAGCAAGGCGACGATGTCTTTCATCTTGGCCTGCAATCCGGCTTTCAGCTTGCGCATGTCCGTTTTGCTGACGATGACGCCCTTGTATTTGCCGTGCGAGGTAGCGACTTTCGCCATATCACACCACGATTTGAGTTCTGCCTACGGTGGTGAGAGGTTCGGCGTTCATCACGCGGTATTCTCCGAGATTTTCGCCCATCCTTTCGAGTTTCACCCGATTGTAGGGGAAAGGGATGCACTCAACGAGGATCGTAAACGAAGCCTGCCGAAATTCGCCGTCTTCGTAACGCCCTTTGCGGTTATCGCTGTTGGTCTTGATCGAACAGGGCAAAGGATCGCTCCAATCGGAACGGGCCTCTATCGGTTCGCCCCATTCGTCGATACCTCCCTCGGTGAGTATCTCGTAGCGTAATGTGCCGTTGTACCTCATATCACCATAGATGCGTGCCGTCCTCGATCACGCGCATATAGTCGGAAAGAACCTCATCCGCATCGAGGCCATAATGTCCGCACCAAATCGAAAGGCTCTGTTTGAGGGCTTCTTCGCTCATTACGGAGGTCGATACGCCGTTTTCGGAGCGGCTGTTTTCGACATATCCGATGACAAGGCGGGCGGCAACCCGAAAGATCATAGGGTCTTTTGGGGTCGCCTCGGCCTTTGCGTCGATGCCCTCATTGAAGAGCGCAAATTCGATGGTCGCGTTATCAGGATAGAATGTGTTTGCTATCGCATTGCACAAACTCCTCGTTGCGGTAAGGTTATCCACGGCTACGACTGCGTTTTGAGGGTGTAGATGCCGTTCATTTCCGTAATCACGGGCAACGAGAGTGATTCGGCCTTGGTGAACTCAACGCCGTTGCTGCCCTGCGTTTCGCCCACGCCCCATTGCGAGACGCGGATACGCCCGTAGTTGGAGTACGCTACTCCGGCCTCCTGTTTCAGCTCGTTGTTCGCCCATGCGTTTTTGACGATGCCGAGCTTGCCGTCGGGAATGAAGACCATGTTCTTCTCGTTCCACGGCGTATAGGGGACGCGGAGCGTGCCTTTCTGAATGCGAACCTGACGGCGGATAGGCTCGAAAACAGGATAGCTGTTTTCTTGCATATAGGCGTTCAGGTCTTTCAGCTGCACGATCTTCGCAGATTTGTCGGTTCCCCAGATCATCTGCTTGATCTTCTTGCTGCGGCACATGTAGGAGATGCGCGACGGAGCGCAGAGGATTTTGCCGAATACGGTTTTGTCCTGTGCGGCGTCGATGATCCCCTGAATATCCTCGAAGCAGTCCACCGTGTCGATGTTGGCGTCTTTCCACTCGATGCGGGACGACGCGATGTTTTCGGAGGGCTGGTTGAAGTTGATCGTGCCGCGCACGCCACCTTCGGGGTTGATGTTGTCGTCGAGTTCGACGACGCCCTCGTTGGAAAGCGGACGCAGGAACAGGATGTCGAGCTTTGCGAGGACGGAGCTTACGACCGTCGTCGAGCTTCCCCACATCAGTTTGATGAGCTGCTCCGTCTTTGCCTTGTCGGGGAGCGACTTGCTGTCGAGGATTTGCAGAACCTTACGATAGTCCTGAATCGTCATCGGCAGCGTTACGGCATGATTGAGGATGCGCTCTTTCACGGTTTCCAACCCCTCCGTACCGAGGATAGCCTCTTTCGACTGATCGCCGATGGTCGGAGCAGCAACAGTGATGTTGTACTGACCGATGATCTCCTCGAAGTCGAGGCCGATAGTCGGGGTGTCCCAGTCGAGGAAACGCTCGAAGATTACGTTGTCGAAAAGCTGCTTGTGCAGTTTCGAGGCGGCATCGAAGCGAGCTTGTACGTGCTGCGTCAATGCGCCAAAGATTGAGCTATAAAGAATTTCGGGCATGATCGTTACTGTTTAATGAACAGAATGTTCGGGTTTGCTTTGAGGCATACCTTGCCGGGATTGATGAGCCAGTCTTCCAGCAAAGGGAAGTTCAGGCTCGGATAGAGGACTACCGCCTCGTATGCGGCATCAATCGTCGGGAGGCCCTTTCCGGTGAACTCCTTGGCCGCTCCGACAACCATGTTGGGTGTATAGCGAGGCGCGGCAGGGATGGGGTCGGAACCCGAACCTCCGCCTGTTTCGGCATATTCGGTTGCCTCTACGAGGATGTCGCCCTCGGCCAGCCCTGCGATGGCGGATGCGAACGTGATGACATCGTACCCGGCATTGGCCGTGTCGATGGACTTGATGATCGGGGATTTGTCGGTTACTCCGAGTTTCATTACTACGTCGCCTGCGACGAAGTAATGCCCTTTGGCGACGCGGGGCGCGGTGGTCGTGCCTCCTTTGAGAACCTTGGCGGTCTTGCAAACGGCGGCACTCATCGCCTCGAAATCGACATAGATAGGAGTTCCCCGATGCAACACCGTTCCGACGGGGAAGTTCTGCACCGGCTTGAAGCCGCCCGGCAGAATCTTGCACTCGCCGCGCCAAATTTCGGGCGTGTGGCCCGATAGCTGCGTTTTCTTGAAATCAATAGCCATTGTTGCAATCAATTTAAGGGGTGAATGATTCGGAGCTGTTACTTGTTGGGAAGACTTTCGGCCCAAGCCTTGGCGTCGGCTTCCATTGCCTCCTTGCTACTTCCTGTTTCATGCGCCTGCTCCTTGGGCATGAGGTTGTTGGTGACTAACTCCTGCTTGTAATCCGCCAGCTCCTTGTCGAGGTCTGCATCCTCTGCGAATGAGACTCGCTTCATCAGGTAGTCGGGGATTCCGAGCTTTTTAGCCTTTGCCGAGATTTCGGCCTGTCGCGTGGTCTTTGCCTTTTCCGCTTTGAGCGCGGCGTTCTCGGTTTCGAGATCGGTCAATTTTTTTTGGAAAGGCTTGAACCATTCGGGGGCCTCATCTTCATTTCCGCCCTCATCTTCGCCCTCGTCGTTGGATTGCGGTTTCTTTGATTGCGGTTTCGGACGTTGCGTCTTCCTCGTGATCTCCCCCTGCATTGCCTTTGCATAGGGCACGAGCGAATCCACTTTCGCGGCGATGTCTTCGTCCGAGGCATCGTCGGCAAGACCCTCCGCCCCGATCTCTACGAGGTCGTCGAGTGCCTTGTCAGTCAGTCCCATATCCTTGCATTTTTCGGATAAGAGCTTGCGAAATTTCTTTTTCATAGTCGAAAAAAATTGTTAAAACGTATCGTTACGGACAAAGGTAATGAAAAATATCTATTAGGTATCTAAAATTTCGACAAAAATTATCTGTGTGGTTATGATATAGTTATCCGTAAATACACGTTTTTGACTGATTTTGAGCGCACTTTTTCTGCGAAAAAAGTTGCTTACTATAATAGTTGGCTATATATTTGCATCATCAAACAGATACTTAATAAGTAATAAATAACGACCAAAATTTATAATAGGCTATGACACGAGAAGAGTTTACCGAAAGAGTTGGCTTGAATGTATCGGACGGAATTTTTGAGGTATGGAACGGGGTGTATATGTCCTCGGATAAGGACAAGGACGAGTTCTGCAAACCATTCGCCACCAAGAAAGGGCATCTCGATCTTTCCCGGTCAATGGTGATCGAAATCGCCGAATTGAAGAAAAAGATCAGAGTGCAAAAAGAGAGCTATGATCGGCAGGTAGAACTCGCAACGTCCTATCAGGATAAGTATTACGCGGAAAAGGCCAAGCACGATGAGTTTTACAAGAAATATGCGGAAGAGTGCGAAAAGCGATACGCTCTCGAAAGAAAGCTCGAACAGATAATGAACCTAATCAACGCATAATCATGGATAAAGCAAGACAGGCCAAGGCGGAAAGCCTGCATGAATGGAAGTCCCAAATGGCGGACTTCCTCCTCGAAAGAGCGCAGAAATTCGGCGACATTACCCTCCATATCAAAGCGGCCGATTTGATTGGCATGAAAGAGGTGATCCGTCGGAAAATCATCAAGGGCCTGCCCTTGTGGGAGGTCGATAGGGTTTGGTTGAAAAATAATCTCAAATAATCGCAAGTATGGAAAAGATCAAAATCAAGCATGTAGGATTCGATTCATGGGATCGGGAGGTATTCCAAACGCAGAAAGGGACGTATGTCGTGGATATAAGTTTGGACTATTCGCATCAGAATATGAGGCTCTGCACGAAGAACAACAACGAGTTCGACGGGGAACCGGACACGGCCCTCAAAACCGACGCATTCGAGATCGTCGATGATTTCGAGGCCGAGCAATAATCGCAAACCTTAAAAATTCAACTCAACAATGGCAAATTCAATCAACGTAAACGGGTGTTCCGTCTGCCAGCCGGGGCGGGAGAACTACACAAGTTTCACGGCCAAAATCGGCCGGAAAACGGTCAAAAGATGGCAATACGACTACCGCACGGAGAGCGGCGAGCTTTTCTCCTGCGTCGGGGTATCCCTCGATAGCTGCCGCGCAAAGCGGGATTTATGGCTCTCTCAAAAGCAGTAGGATCATGGCAACGAAAAAGACGGCAAGAACCTACGAGGTTACGGTCGATATGACGTGGTCGCAGTCCTATACGGTCAAAGCCAAAACGGCGGCCGAGGCCCGGCGCAAGGCATGGGGAAAATTCAAACGGCGTCCTCCGAAATCCTGCTTTACGCTCATGGAGGACAGAATCGACGAATAATAATCAACGCAACAGATATGGAAGAGAAAGATATTAAGACGGTCAAGACCACGCGGGGCGAACTCCGATACTATCGGGATTGGGGTAATTACGACGGGGGTGTTGTAATGCTGAACGCCCAAACTATCGACCGCTACAAGGCGATCAAGAACGAGCATCCCGATGCTGATAAATGCGGGGTTTTCTTCGCTTTTAGCAGAGAACAGTTCGCCGAGGGATACAAGCATTTGGTAGAACTCGGACACATCAAAGACGGCGATAAAATATGCCAAGATAAGGACACGGGAGCTTTCGGTACAAAGGACGGACTTGCGGCATTCTTCAAGTTCTACGACGATAGCCGGGCGGCTATCCCGAAAGAATGCGATCCGCAGGAGGTTTATTTCTACGAATACAATAACCACGAGTGCATGATCGCATGGGATGGTGATAAAGAAGCCTATGACCTTATCGTCGGGTATTGGGGTGAGGAAGTAGCAAAGACTATTGAACGATTATAAATTAAAATTCAACGCATTATGGAAACGACATTGAACAACAAATTTTTCGACTTCGAGAAAGCAAAGGTGCAGACCCTCTCCCTCGATCAACTGGCGCGAACCCACAAGGAGAACGACATCTACGGCAAGCCGCTACGGGGCATTTACCACTATGATTTGCTGAATCAGATTATCGGCATGTGCAACGCGCAGAATTATGATGTCGAGGTTTACGACCTCTTTGCAGCGCAGAATAAAGACCGCAATACTCCGGGTGTCGTCCTCTTGCCGCAGGTAGAGGCCCAATACGGAGAGCGGGCCGTCGAAGCGCATATCCTCCGTCGGGTATTCGCCAACATTCGCATCACGAATTTCGATGATGCAGATCATACGACCAATCTTGCCGTCGCATTTCATCAGAAAGGAATACAGGTCGGATTCGGCAATATGGTGATGATCTGCCACAACCAATGTATGCTCTGCGCGGATCAATATATCTCGACCTATTCGGAGAAAGGACAGGGACGGGGCAATGGCGTAACGATTCCCGAAATCCTCGACATCGTGAAGTCATGGATCGTCGATGCCCGCCGAATCGTCGTTACCGAGCGGGAGAAGATCGAGCGGATGAAGCAAATCCCTATCGACGCGCAGCAGATGTTTACGTTGATCGGGATGCTGACCGCCCTCCGCGTTAAATGCGATACTCATATCGCAGAAATCAGGGAGAACCGCACCTATCCGCTCAATCAGTCGCAAATCTCGCGGCTTACCGAGGATATGATGTATCGCTACTATCAGAACGGCAAGGTCACGGTATGGGATTTATACAACGGCGCAACGGAGTTGTATAAAGCCGATACGATGGATATTCCGGCCCTTTTGCCGCAGAACAGGGCGATGGTCGGGTTCTTGTCGGAGCAATTCGGAATTTAGCCATGTATCTCGATGCAACGTGCGAGGGTCTCCCGTCTTCAAAATGGGAGGCCCTTATGAAAGGTGCAAGGAGGGTCAGTTATAGGATGCTGGTATCGCGCGTCAAAAGCGAAATTCCGGAGTTGTATCGTGCGTTGGCTTTGAACCTATACAATCCGTGGGCGGATCAATGCAGGCAGACCGCCACGCATTTTATCCTCGTGCATTCGGCGATAGAGTATTTTATCCACAAATAGGGTGCAACGATGTTTGATGCGGGTATTGTCCTGAATATCGGTCTTATATATCGACGGGGTGCAATGGGTACAGCAACGACCCCTGCAACGACGGGTGCAACGATCCCTGCACAGAAGATAAGAATATATAGATATATTAAAAAGATAGAGGGGAAGTTTTTTCGATGCAAAATTATAGGATCAACCATCGGGCAAGACCCTCGTAAATTCATCCTTTGAAAAAGAAAAAAGTTCCGCGAAAAAAGAAAAATGAAAATGCCGCCAATTTTCGAATATCTGCGGTCGGGTCGGTAGATTGATCGATTCTTGCGCGAAAGCGTGGCAGAACGCCGGAAAAGCGGTAAATTTGCACAAGTATTGGATTATGGAAGCAAAGAAGATAGTGCATTTGCAGTTCAAGGAGCCGTACAACGGCGAAACCGACTTCTACTTCGGTTCCCTGAAAGCGATCTACGATACCGTTCCTATCGGGGCGGTCGGCATCACATACAAGTCCCTCACGAATGCGACGAGGGGCAGAAGCGAATACGAGAACAAGAAAGTCCTCATCCGCATCGGGCAAATCCAGCGCAAGACGAGAGGACGGTCATTAAAATCGGAGTGCGATGGATAGCATGGTATATCGGCTGACCTATGTTGCGGATTCATACGATCTCGTTACGCATCTGTATTTCATCGATAGAGCGAAAGCGGAGGCTATGTATCGTGAAAAGCTGGCAAAGGTTTCATTTTACCGAAATGGCTATATCTACCTGCATACGATGAAAGAAAATGCCGACGGGGTGCTGGATATAGACGAAGTGATAGATTCTAAAAATTTTTGATATGATAGGTGCGATAATTGGTGACATAGTAGGCTCTCGATTCGAGTTCAACAATACGCGGGATGGAAATTTCGCGCTGTTTTCCCCGGAGTGCAGCTTTACCGACGACACGATTTGCACGGTGGCGGTAGCCGATGCGATACTGCGCGGAGAGGACTATCGGACGAGCATCCTGCGCTGGTGCAGGAAATACCCTAATCCGATGGGTGCATACGGGGCGTCTTTCGCCTTGTGGCTCAATTCTCCCGATCCCCAGCCGTATAACAGTTTCGGTAATGGCGCGGCGATGCGGGTCAGCCCTGTCGCCTATGCGTTCGATACGGAGCAGGAGGTGATTCGGCAGGCGATGGAAACGGCGAAGATCACGCATGACCATCCCGACGGAATCATCGGGGCGATGGTGGTTGCACGGGCGATTTACCTGATGCGGAGTTGCGATCCTTTCTGCGATGTTTTGGCCCTCAATCAGGCCCTCGAAATGGTTGGGATGTTCTACGGTGCGGACTGGGAGCATCACCTCATTCCGAGGGGTAAGTTCGACGAAACGTGTCAGGGGTGCGTTCCGCTGGCCTTTCATATCATCAAAGAGAGCGATTCATTCGAGGACGCAATCCGCAAGGCCATTCTCTACGGCGGTGATAGCGATACGCTCGGAGCTATCGTCGGATCGCTCGCAAAGGCCCGTTTCGGTGTCAATCTTACGACCATAGAGGCCGCGATGAGCTACCTGCCGGAAGATATGCGGAATGTTATTAAGAAATTTTATGCAACGTACTGATGAAAGAATCCGATTTACTGCAATACTGCCGCTATTATAAGGGCGAGCGGGAGAACCCATACGAGGGGAAAGATCAAAACAAAATGATGCTTTGGCTTTACGAGCGGACATGGGTTCACGACACTATGGCGGTCATTGCAAGAGGCGATGTGAATGCCTCTGAAAGTCGAAATCTCGACGAATATACTGCGGTCGGATTGGCAGAGTTCGAGAATGCGGACGGAGTGCCGATTACCTTGAAATCCCTGCTGTTTAATCGCTATGCACAGGGCAATATGTCGTCGATGATGGATTGTGTCGAGCCGTTCAAGAAATTCTACAAGCGATACTACAAGTAAGGGAGCGCAATCGCGCTCCCTTTGTTTATTTGAGCTGTCCGATCATTTGCAGATAGATCGTTCTGCCTTGCCTTTTGAGAACTCGGAATTGGCTGCCTCGCTGTCCGATCCACTCCTTTTCCGATCTTACCGATTCGACCGATTCTCCGTCCCATATTTCGCCGTCATACTCGAATTTGTTATAGTCGGTATAATGAGAAAACGGTTCGGCATAAACGCCTTTTGCTCCTTTGGGAACCACGATCACCAAATTGTATGAATCGCTGAATCCTCCTGACCTATGGATTGCCGTCGAGATGAACCCTTTATCAACGAATATATCCCCAACTTTCAGATCTCCGAGGCCATAGCCGAGTTCGTTGATCTCGAAGCTGCCGACGCCGCGTCTGACGACGGTATTTTGAGGCATGGAGAACTTTTCAAGTGCCCTCGTTAGGATAGGCAGGTCGTGTTCAAACTCATCGTTGCCTCGTGCCCCGTAATAGGTCTGTCCTCGCAGCGGCTCATTCAGATAGCTGTAAGTCTGCGTGTACTTTGTCAGGATGATCCGCTCCTCTTTCGTCAGGCTCTTCCATATGCTTCCGGTCATGGAGCGCAATCGGGCATCTGCATCATCGAATGTCTCGGATTCATATTGGTCGAGAAGTCGATTTATCTCCGCCTTGCTGATATTTGGCAAGGTGAGAGACTTGATGACCTTTTTCGCGTCGCGCCGTGCCTGCTCCATCTCGCGTTTTTGCTTCTCGGCGACTGCGAGTGAAACCTTTTGCTTGATAACAGCAATATCCTCGTCGTTGGCGATGGCATGCTTTGCATCGGCAAGGAGCTTTGCGACATTGAGGCTCTTCGGATGCGCTTCGGCCCATTGCTCGACAAGCGCGACATCTGCCATCGCTTGTTTGAGCGAAATCTTATAATTGACGGCGTTAAGCTCCTTGATGTATGCCTCCTGCGATACTTTCCATGTCGGGTACTTTTCCTGAACGCCTTTCATGTTGCCGCCGAGGAAGTCGAAAGCCTCGAAATGCAGCTTTTTCGCCTGCTGTTCGAGGGATAGGCCCGACCAGCTCTCGATCTTCGATTTGACGGCATTATACACCCCATGCAGTTGATCCATCGTGAACTGCTTATGCCATGAGTGAGCATTGGGGATGATGTCGGCGAGAGCCTGCTCCGCTTTCTTGGCGGCGAGGATGGCTTGCGCCACTTTCTTGGTCTCGGTCTGCATGGCCGACAGATCGCCCGCGTCGATATACTTTTGCAGGGCGGAGTAATCGACCTCGCCATAATCCCCGGCGACTTTGGCGATGTTATTCGCCGCCGTCTTGATTTGCTGGTGCTTCTTCTGACGTTCGGCCCACGCATTACGGATCGCCGCCTCCTGTTCTGGCGTTCGGGCCTCATGGCGTAATGCCGCCTTTTCCGCGATTGTAAGCTCTTTCGGCTTCGGGTCGAGTATCTGGTCGATAGCCGCCGAGTTATTGCGAATGAAGTAGGGTTCCGTGCCTCTATCGCGGGATGCAAGGATATTCTCCTTGTTATCCCGTACCCAATCCTTGAAATTAGCCGGATATTCGGAGATCTGCTTGCCTCGCGGGGTGTATTTCTCGCCTTTGAGAAATGCCTCCGTAACTTTCGCCATCTCGTCCTCGTCGATCAGGATAGGCGTTGCAAAGCAGAAGCATTGCACATGCCAGCCGTCGAATACGAAATCCTTTGGGTAGTCGCCTGCCAGCTTGTCGCAGATGTCTTTCTTCGGGTGATTCTTCGATAGCTGGATGCGCTGACCGAGGACGAAATCCATCTGCTGCCACCGCTCATTGTCGGCGCGGCGGTAGGCGATGTTTGTCTCTGACCTCGCAACGCGCATGGCATTCTTGGCCGAGGATTTGTAAACGCCCGATCCGGTTTTGTAGTCGCTACGGTCGTAGTCGATCCATCGGTATTTGCCCGTTTTCTCGTCCTTGATGCGCTTTTTCCACTTCCGCCCGTAGATAGGCTTGCCCTGCTCGTCTTCGCCTTTCTTGAAGCGGAAACGGCGGAACATCAGGTCGGGGTCGTTCAGGTATTGCCGGACTTTGCGGGATATGGATTGCGCCGAATCTCCCTCGCCGATGGCGACGGTCATGGCGATCTCCATTTCATCGCGGAGCTGCTGAACCGACTGCCATATCCGTTTTGAGAGATTGAGGCCGTTCTCCGTTCTGTTGGTGAAAGCATTCATCGCCGCCATATTGCGGTTGTTCCATGCGCTGAACTCCGGACTGGATAATACCTCTTTCCCAAAACATGAGGAAATGAGTTTATCGCATGCGTCGTTGGCCTTTTCCCATTCGAGCGTGATCCCCTTTTTGATAGCTGTCGTAGTCGTCGAATGCAGTTGCCGGAGCAATGCCTCGACTTTCTTTTGGATTCGCATATTATCCCCGTCGAAAGAGTACATGACCCCCTCGTCCAGCGTCGGTACGGATTTATTGAGAGCGAGGATTTCATTCACCGTTGCGGCGAATAGCTGCCTCACTTTCTCGGCGTAAGCCTCCGTGCGCTGGATGCGCTTGATGGTTTCCGCTTTCGGGTCGGGAGAATATGCCTTTTTTGCCATTTGCTACCTACTTCTTCTGCTTCTGTTGCTGCTTTTTCTTCGGATCATCTTCATCTCCGTTTTCATTATCGTCGGGGGCGTCGTCGCCATCCGATGCGGATTGCGGGCCTGCACCCTCGATGTCGCCGAATATCTGTTGCTGCTTCTGCGCCCGTTCCTCCTCTTCGGCTTTCAGACGCTCCATTTCGAGCTTCTTATCCTTGACGAGAGGGTTCAGTTCTACGCCGGTTTCGGTTGCCATGATACCGCCGTCGAGGCTCTTGATGATATTTTCGAGGGCTTCCGCGATGTCGTCCCCGAACGGTTCTTGGAACTCATGCCCGATTTTCAGATTGTCGCATTCAGATTTCAGACTTACGTCGAGGACGTTGCTGATGATCGACGTAATGAGCGAAGAGGTGCGCGATAATAGCTCGTCGTGGGTTTCCTTGTGCTTGGCCGCCTTGATGTCGGCAAGCAACATCACCGTCCGCAGGGCCTTTCCCGACAGATTGCTCAACGATTTCAGCGTATCGAGTGAGATATTCGGGGTGAACGACTTGGAAAGGATATGATTCTGCAACCATTCGATTTCCTGCTTCTTGCTTTCCGGCGCACTATCCCATGTCAGGTACTTCGCCGCCTTGTCCACGCCCTCGGAATCGTTCGTTACGAGCAGTTTCGCCGCCTCTTTCTTCTCCGGCAGGTTCTTGATGAGGTCGGCGGCCATGATAGCGATAGGATCGGCGAAATAGTCGTTTGTATCGGCAGAGCGCGATCCGATCAATTCCTCACGATGGATAAGCGGCTCGACGCCTTTCCACTCTTTGTCCTGCTGGAAGAGGATGATCGGAATCTTGCCTATGAAATTCGTCTCCTCGACGACCTCCCATCCGATGCTCTTCCGCGTGCAGCGGTAGATGATGTTCGGGGTGTAGATGTCGAAGTGATAGACGAGGCTGTTTTCCTGTTCCCGTACATAGTAGCCCCATGCTACGGAAATCAGATTCTCGTATTGATCCCAGCGCGTGTAAATCTCATCTCCCTTGCTCTTGGCGAGCACTCGAATCTGAACGTCCGGCGCGTCGTTCGCATCGCGGAAAACGCGGAAAAGCATCGCACTTTCGGTCTCTGATCCGGCGATACGCTTGCATTGGCGGAGTTTGCTGTTGAAGTGAGTGTGCTCGATGACATCCTGAAATTTTTGGAACGCCCGATCTGTCCCTGTGGATTGCTGCGTCCATTTCACCGGACGACCATAGAGGAATACGAGGGCGATTTCATTGATGTAAACCTGATAGGGGATCGGCAGCTTCCATACCGGCTCGAACCGGATGAAATTCCCCTTTTTGTCGGTGATGATCTTGTCCTCCCGCTTCATGATTTCATGGGAGGTTACTTCATACTCTTTGAGCGCGGCAATCGCCATATCCATACGGTTGCCCATGCGCTCCTTGACCGCCGAAATGTCTTTGGCGGCCAATAGTTTCTCAAACTCCTGATTTCGTCCTACAAGAGCATTGAGATAGTTGCGAAACAAATCAAATAGCATCATATCCTTAAATTATTGGTTTACATACCTAAACTCGACTTACTCAATACGTCGTAGTCTATATCGTCGTCCTCATCGTACAGGTCGTTTATCGCATATCCGAGAATATCGACGAACTCGTCGTGCGGCTGGCTCGGAAATCCGCATACTTCATCGAGAAAATCGTCGTTCCATGATCCCTCGACGATGAACACCCGCCCGCACTCCACGCGCGGCGAAACGGCCCGCAATCGCACCTCCTTATCATCGGTCGGCGTGGGCGTCCGCTTGACATTGAGGGTCGAGATTTCTTGAAGCATCTGCACCACGCTCTCGCCGTTGGCTTTCGGCTCGACATGAAGTTTGCTCTCGGAGTTGCCGTCATGCGCTGCGATGTATTGAGGCAGGAACCGCAACAGGTCGGGCATCTCTTTATACACTTTCTGCGCGTCGATCAGATAGATGTAATTCCTGATCCGGCAGGCCGCCAGTACGCCGCTGGGGTCGTTGTCTTGGCCCTTTTTCTTCTTGTTATAGGCCGTATCGAGGTAGAAGTGTATCGGCTCGTTGAAGCGCAGCGACCGGAACTCGGCAAGCGGAATCGTGCGGAACCAATCCCTTTTCACGATATTGCCGCCCTCGATGGTCGGGTGCTGCTGATACAGGGCATTGAACTCACGCGGGGCGCGGGCTTTCTGCTTCTGCAACTTGTCGATGGAGTGGCGCGACGGCCATAGTGCGTCGCCGATATGCCGTTCGCTCAATCCTCCGTCGTACTCCTGTTCGCAGATCGCGGGGATGGCGAGTACCGTCCACTCCTGCGGCTCGGCTTTGAGGATGCGTCCGGCGAGGTCGTCCTCATGCCATCGCGTCATGATGAAGAGCTGCCGCGAATTGTTGTGCAGACGGGTCGAAAGGACGGTGTTATACCAATCCCACACCCTCTGTCGGTAAGTGATGGAATTTGCCTCGTTCGCATCTTTCACCGGGTCGTCGATGATCGCAATATCGACGGGTGTACCTGTCAAAGAACCTCCTACGCCGACCGCCTTGTAAAATCCTCGATGTCCTACCATCTCGAAGAGATCGACATTCCTCAAATAACCCCGCGAATCCGTGCGGATATTCGAGCCGTTGAGATAGGTTTCGGGGAATATCGCCTGATACTCCTTGCTGTCTATCGTTCGCTGAATCGAGCGCGAAAACTGCTGCGCGAGGTCGGAGGAGTAGGAGCATCCGACGATTTTCAGGTCGGGGTTTTGTCCGAGTGCCCATGCGGGGAAATTGCGGGAGATGATTTCCGACTTTCCGTGCTGCGGGGGCATGAAAACCATCAGGTTTTTGATCTTGCCCTCCAACAGCATTTGGCAATGATCCGCGATGAGCTTATGGAACCACTCTAACTCGTATTTCGGATTACTATAACCGAGGAAACGCGAAAAGGAGGTCGGAGCTTCGAGTTTCAATTTCTCGCGCTTCAACCTCATCAACTGTTCGCGTACCTCGATTGTAGATGATCTCATTATTTATCCGCCTTATCCTCAAACTTTTCAAGTCGTGCGATTTCTGCATTGATTTCATCGAGTGTCATAGGTTTTTCGTCGTCCTTTTTGAGCGTTATATCGTTGCGCAGCCTGTTCTGATAGTGTTCGGGGTCGAGATTCGTCAGGAGGAAAATCGCGGCCCCGATGTTCGGCTGCACATGGATTTTCTTCCTCTTCATCTTGAACGGGGTCGGCTGTCCGTCCGCTCCGACGCGGAACTCCTGCTCGGTTTCCTCATGCTCATACCCTTTGGCGGCTTTGGATAGCGAGATGGCGAGATCATGGGTAAGATTCTGCTTGAAAACCTCCTTTGCCCGTTCGATGGCCTCTTTGAACTGCGGTTTGCCTTTCATCCACAGGCGATAGGTCTTTTCGTCGATCCCCATCTCGCGGACAAACTCTTTCAGCTTCGCCCCGCCGTAGTCGATCAGGCCATGAGCGGCTACCCATGCCTCGCACTCCTCGATTTTGGCCGCATTGTATTTAGCCATTGCTATTCAGGTCTATGAGTTTGTAAAATTCCTTGCGTAGATCGGAGTTCAAGTTGAAGACGCCCGTAAAATGCGCTACGGACATCTTGCCGTCGTTCCGCACCCCTCTCATCGTCTTGCACAGGTGTTGCCCTTTCATCACGATAGCGAAGCCGAGGGCCTCGTTGTTCAGAGCCTCGGAAAGCATCTGCACGATGTCCCGCGCCAGCCGCTCCTGCAACTGCAAGCGGGCGGCGCAATAGCCAACCACGCGGGCGACTTTGCTGATGCCGAGGATGCGTCCTTTCGGGCTGGGAATGTAGGCGAAGTAATACCGGCCGAAGAACGGCAGGATATGATGCTCGCACATCGAATAATAGTCGCCGCAGTCGAACACAATATCTGACATGCCCTCCTCATTGGCGAACGTGGTGATCTTCGGCTTCTGCTCCGGATCGTAGCCTCGGAATATCTCTTTCCACATCCGCATAATGCGGTCGGGCGTGCCGATCAGACCCTCGCGGTCGGGGTCTTCGCCGATGGCGCGGATGAGCGTTTTCAGCGCACCGATAATATCTTCTGCGTTTGGAGTGATAGCTTCCATTTCGGGTGTGATTTGATGTAGTTGATGGTTGCAGCGAGGTTTTCCGCGTTCCGCGCCTCGTCCTTGAAATCGCATGGTTGCAAGTAGTATTCTTTGGCCTCGATGCCGTCGTATGCCGTCATATCCTGACCTTGATATACGACTTTCAGCTCGTCGATGCGTTGGAGCCGCAGCTCGGCATGAGGGCAAAAGTCGAATTTCGGTGAGCAGGTGATCCAATCGACGGGGAGATAGCACTTGATCGGGATCGTGCCGTTGGTTTCTACCTGTACGAACTTGCCCGCTTCATTGCGTAGTCGATGGATTAGCGATTGCGTGATCTGCAACATCGGTTCTCCGCCCGTAATCACGATGTGGTCGGCCGGAAAATCGGCGATTTGACGCATGATCTCCTCTTCGGTGAGGTCTTGGTAGGGCTGATGTTCCGTATCGCAGAAATCGCAGCGGAGATTGCATCCTGCAAGGCGAATGAAGATCGCCGGAGTGCCAGTATAGCGGCCCTCGCCCTGAATCGAGTAGAAAATTTCGTTTACCCTCATAGCGCGCCCTCCTCTTCCTTGCTGGTGTCAGCGATATAGATTGCGACATTGCCCTCGCTTTCCTGTACCGTCGCCTTGTAGCATTCGGGAATCTGCTCGACGATCCATCGGGCGATGTTTTCGGCCGTCGGGTTGAACGGCAGCAGTCTGTTGAAGTTGCCGTGATCGAGGTAGCCGTGAATCTTGTCCTTGATCCGCTTGAAATCGCAGACCATTCCGTCGGCATTCAGTTTTTTTGCCTTGCAGAATACTGTTACGACCCAGTTGTGGCCGTGCAACTGCTGGCATTGGCTTTTGTAGGAGAGGGTCAGCCGATGGCTTCCCGCGATCTCCATTCTTTTTGAAACGTAATACATTGCTATACTTCTTGATGTTTGCGAGTTAAGAGGTAGAAAAACGGCGTATCGCATAGAGCCAATCCCGCTTTGAGTAGGTATTGCCCGATGACCATGCCGAGGACGAGCATCATGCCGCCCTCCTGCATGAACCATCCGAGACCGATGCCGAATGCGATTGAGATGTAAATTGCCGTGTCGATGATCTGCGAGGTCAGGGTCGATGCGTTGTTCCATATCCACCGCCGTTTGGGATTGCCGCAAAACCGGCCCCGTATCTTGTGGAATATCCATACGTCCCAACTTTGGGAACAGAGGTAGGCGACCAGCGACCCGAATACGAATATCGGCGTCTGACCGAGCAGCATCCGATAGGCCCGTTGCATCTCCTCGTCGTAGGCTGGCAGATACATCGTCAGGATAATCAGGACGAGGGCGATAAGCTGGGCGGCAAAGCCCCTGATGACGGCCTTGTTTGCCTCTTTCTTGCCCCATATCTCGCCGATAACGTCCGTACAGAGGAATGTCAGGGCGTAGGTCAGAGCCGCGCCCGGAATAAGGACGGGAACCCCGCCGATATGGATGCCGGTATCGAGCACCTTGCTCGTAACGACGTTCGCCACGATCAGGCACACGACAAACACGACATTCAGCGTGATGAGATTGGCGTTACTCCGTTTCATACTCCGTCGTATCTTCGATTTCGGCGTCTCGGAGGGCTTCCTTGCGCTCGACGCATGTCCCGCATTTGCCGCAATGCTTTTCGCCGCCCTTGTAGCAGGAGTAGGTCGTGGAGTAGTCGATACCGAGTCGTTTGCCGATGCGGGCGATGTCGGACTTGCTGATACCCGTATATGGCGCGTCGATCTGTACCCCGATGTAGGTGCCGTGCCGCATGGCCTCCGACATGGAATGCACGAATCCCGCGCGGCAATCGGGATAGATCGCATGGTCGCCGTGATGGTTGGCGATGAGTACCTTGCTCAACTTCCGGCTTTCGGCGAGACCACAGGCAACGGAGAGCATGATGCCATTGCGGAACGGTACGACGGTCGATTTCATGTTTTCGGCCTCGTAGTGGCCCTCCGGCACGGCATCCGCGCCCTCCAAAAGCGAGGATTTGAAATGCTGACCGATGAATGCGAGCGGGATGATGATGTGTTCGATGCCGAGTTGCTGGCAATGTCGCGCGGCGCACTCGGCCTCCCGCTTGTTGTGGTTGCTACCGTAGTCGAACGTAACGGCCAATGCGATCTCCTCGGCCTTTTCATGCAGGAGGGTGATACTATCCATGCCTCCCGATACGATGATGACAGAATCTTTCATAACCTTGGTGCTTTTTAATTAAGAATCGGAATTACAGGAATTTTTCGGCGTATCGGCTGAACTTGACCCACTCGTTGAAGTTGTTTACCGCGCCCTCTCTCGATTTGAGCCTGCATCCCTCTTTGCTCATCTGTTCCATCAATCCGGTGCGCGGGTTGAACTTGCAGATGTAGCCGCCGCGATTGCCGTAGAGCCATGCGGTGCTATCGACCGAATCGAACCGATACTTTTGCAGATTGGCGACGGTGGTATATCCCAACCCGTGAATCTTCGCCTTGTGCTTGTGAGCGGTGTTGATGAACCACGGAAACGCCGTTTCATAGACTTTACGGGGGATTTCTTTGGTTACAATGCCTCCGATGGCGACATAGGGGTATTCCTCGCACATCTTGACGAAATACTCCTTGCCTCGGTTCTTGTGCCATACGGGGATGGGCTTCTTGCCCGTCATCCTTTCGAGCTTGTGCCGCAACCGCTCGACCTCCGCCAGCCCGACGACGCTGTCAATATCCAACTCGAAAAAGAGTTTTACGTCGAAGCGGTTGATGAAGTCGGCATACTCCGATACATAGGCATCCCAATCACAGCCGCCCTTGTGGGAACCGGCCATGAACGTATAAGCCCCGCTATCGAGCAGGAATGACCCGAAATGCCTGACGAGAGGCATGAAATCCTCGTTCTTCCGCAGGTAGTAGTAGCTTTCGAGGACATTGATACCTGATAGGGTGCTATCCCCGTCCCCGACGAAGAAGTCCGCTCCGTAGATGGATTCCCGCATTATTTTGTCCTTGTCGCCCGCGAGAAAGCTGTTCATCGCTTCGATGACTTCTTTGCGGCTGTTGGGCGATGCACAGTAAACTTTCATAACCTTTTGCCAAAATTCGCGGAGGTTGCCTGAAATTCCTCCGGCAAGAAATATCCTCATAGCATCCTTGTTAATCTCTTTAAGAGGTATTCTATTCAAATACTCTGAAATACAGGTCGTTAAATACCCCCCCCCGAATTTTCCGAGACGTTCGCCGATCCAGCTCTCATACAAGCGGATCAGGATTATGCCCGGATAGGGATTGTTGCCTGCGAGATGGATTTTCATCACTTGATCTTGATGCCCTCGAACTCGCCCATGAGCGTTGCCTCGATACGGGATTTGATCTCCTCCTTTTGGTCGGCATACTCATCGGGAATCGAGACGGTGATCTTCTCGCCCTTGTCTTTCTCGGCCTCCTTGTCAAGCTTGTCGAAAAAGCTATCTACGTCGATCTCGCTTTCATTCATCGGCAGATCGAGGCCCCATGCGGCCAAAGCATCGGCGTCCCATTCGTTCGCCAGCATCGACCACTCCCACCGACCGAAGCCGGAGTTATCGAGAATCGTGTAGGCTTTCAGCTTTTCAATGGAGGTTTCTTTCGGGATGATGACGCACGGGGCATCCTTGTAGCCGAGGTCGAGCATGGCTCGATAGCGCATATTGCCGCCGATGATGATATACTTGCCGTTGTCGAGCGGATATACCAGCAGCATACGGTATTTCATCAGTTCGGGGTATGCCTGAATATCCTTTTTCAGAAGGTCGAGCTTCGTCTCCAATATCTCGCGGGGATTCGCGGGGAGGCCGTCGAGCTGACCCTCGTTCAGCTCCAACCGATCCAATTCCAGCGAGACGAAGTCGGCGTCGATGGCTTTCAGAGGCTTGTTCTCTTTACTCATAACTGTTCATTTTTAAGATAGATACCACAAAGGTATAAAAATAGTACCTAATAGGTAGCTATTAAGGCAAAAAAATAAAGTTTACTTCAAATAAGCGTCGATTTCGGCCATGAACTCGTCAAAAGAGCGGCAGATGACATACTTGTATCCGGCCCATTCCGCCCGCTCCTGCCATGCCTTTTGCGATGGTTGCTGTCGGCCCGTCGGGGTCTTCATCTCAATACATAAGCCGTGAAACCGCTTTGCCGGGAACAGGAGCAGGAGGTCGGCGACGCCTTTCATCGTTCCCTCGGCTTTCATGATCGCCGCCTCGGATCGAAGCCGTGCCCCGCCGTTCGGGACGGCGAAGAGGAGCAAGGCGAGCTGCGGGTATTTCATTCGGAACCAACGGACGCAGGTCTGCTGGATGATGCTTTCCTGATGCCTCATATCAATACCGAAAATCCGTGAAATGGATGATGACGCCGTGAAAAACTTTATCCCCTTTCGGGTGTCGGCCGAAGAACCACTCTTTGAAGTCGGTTGTATTCAGTCCGTCGTTTTTGGCGATTTCATAGCAGTCCGCGTCGATCCATTCCCGACCGTCGATGCGGGCGGTGATCGTATCGTTTTCGCTATGATAATGCAGCTCTATCCGCTGGATGCCGATAGGCTGGTCGAGGTGGGCAATTTCTACCTGCGGCGAGTTGTACGGGCGTCCCGACCATTGGCGGATCGAGAGGCAATAGCCGCCCCGTTGCATCTTCTCCGCGATGGCGTTCCATTGGTCGAAATTGCCTCGGATGGTATGCAACTTACAGCCTGATGCGAGCTTTTCCTTGAAGCCAGTCGGCTGGCCTTTCCGGCTATGCGTCGTCGGGAACACCCGCGACAAGGTGATGACGATTTTCTTCTTTTCCATTTTTCGTGGTGTCGTTTGTTCCAAATGGAGGAAATTCGGGCATGTTTCGGTATCCATATCGAAGCATGCCATAATAAACGGAGCGGGCGGCAATTTACGCCGCTCCCATGCGCGGAAGAGATGATACCTCCGGCATTGGTCGCTCAACAGGCAGCAATAGCCGCTGCAATGAGCTATGTCTTTATTGTAGGTTGTTTCCATGATTCAAAACTTATTGCTATTTCGCGCGGAAATGCGGGTATTTTACATTATCTACTGTCGGCCTTAATGGTAATTGCGTCGCATCGGATTCGAGCGTATTCGCTGCCAAAACGACCTCTTCGGATAACCTTTGCAGGGACGGCGGGTTTCGATATAACCCCATCCGCATTGTGGGCGTTGATATACCCATGAGATCAGGGAATTTATGACCCGCTCCAAATCCATGAATACCTCTGCCAGCCCTACCATGATGCGCCCTCCTCAAATATGTTCCGTTGTTCGGGTTGCTTGGTCGCCGGAGTGCCGAGCGCGTCATGCACCCGCGCAATCTCGGCATCGACTTCCCGCTCGACCGCCTTACTCTGATTGAGCGCGGTTTTCGACCGAGTGCGGAAATACTCCTTTTGCAGCTTCCGCATGAGAGCTACTTTGTCGAAGAATTGCCGCGCGTTCATTTCTCGGCGATTTTATAGGCATCGACAATCGGGGTCTTGACGATGGAGGCGACCTCATAATCCGATACTGTACCTCTCATACCCTCGGCGAGGTTCTTGGCGGCTTGATTCAGGTCGGATGCCTGTACGAGGATATAGATCGCTTTCTTGCGCTCTGCGCCCGTATTTTCGTCGAGCGTGATGAGGTTGATCTTGGCCTTGTAGAAGTGATCGCCGTTCTCATCCCAAAAGATTTCCGAGATGTTGCTGCGCTTCACGGCCGATACCGAGAATGCTCCCGACGTATAGGGCATCATCTCGTTGGTGATGCGGGCCTCTGCCTCCGTGAATGAAAGGGCATCGACCAAATACGGCTCCGTGATGGTTTTCAGAGAACCGTTCTCTCTCGTCTTTTCATAACGAACTTTTGTTGTAAACCACATGATGATAGATGTTTTGAGTTAGAATTTCGGGGTGTCTTTGGTTATGCGGCGCAAAGCGCGGATCGCATTGTCTATCGTCTGACCGACGACAAAGGGATGCGGCGGCCTCCCGTTCCCGCCGCGCCTCCATTTTTGGTAATGATGTAGTGCTCGTAGGGTTTCCACGTCCGACATATGATCCTCTTTGAATTTGCAGAGGTCGTCGCATCGGTATTGATTCAGAGTGATGATGCAATGTCCGTAGCCGTTTGCATCTTCATTCTTGAAAAAGGCGCATTCGCCGCATTTGCAGGGTCTCGTCATGTTTTATTCGTTTTGTGAGTTATTCATTATCTTCATCTTCAATTTCTCCCGTAGGCTCTCGGATGAATCCGATTTGCCGGATTTCGGGGCCGCTGACATCTTCAAAGATTACGACGGCAATATCTCCGTCAGTCTTGCATCCAACCAGCCGACATCCGGACGGGATGCAGACCTGAATCTCATAGGTGCGTTTCATTCGATTTCTCGTTTTTTAAGAAACACATCCATATCGTTTTGCCGCCTTTGCCGGACGTATGTCCGAATAGGGGCTTTTGTCCGATGATCTCGATGATCCGCGCGGTGGGTATCTGCTGCTCATTCCATTTGAAGATGAGCGTTCCGTTCGGTTTGAGAACACGCATACATTCTTCGAATCCTTGCCGGATGTCATCCTCCCATGAGGGGAGGAGGCGACCGTATTTTTTCGCCAGCCATGACGATTCGCCGAGGTTATTCAGATGCGGAGGATCGAACAGGACGAGATAGAACGAATTATCGGGAAACGGCATCTTGCGGAAGTCCCCGACGACATCGGGCCTGATCTCCAATCTGCGCCCATCGCAAAGGGTATGTTCCTCGCTGCGGCAGTCCATGAAGACCGTATCGGGGTTGTCTTTGTCGAACCAGCACATCCGACTGCCGCAGCAAGCATCCAAAATCTTTTTCATACGAATAGCGATTTTGAAATTCTTGGTAATACCTTTACTCTTGCCTCGGCACAGAAATCCTTTTTGATCTCGAATCCGTATGCTTTTCGGCCCATATTGGCAGCCGCGAGCAGGGTTGTTCCGCTTCCTGCGCACGGGTCGATGACTACATCCCCTTTGTCGGTGAATATCTCGATCAGGCGTTCCAGCAGGGGAACGGGTTTCTGCGTCGGGTGGATCTTCGGCGTATCTGTATCGCGTACCCAATCGAAGCAGTTGAATATCATCCTCCCGTCATTGTTGAATTTCGGTAGGCGGTCGCGGTAGAGAATCAATCCGTATTCGCAGTTGCCGACGACTTTCATGTTGGCTTTGAGTACCTGCGCGGAGAAATCCTTGCGGAATACGAGCGGGATGTAGCGTTTCAGTCCATATCGTTGTCCGAGTTCGATATAATAGTGCATCTGCTCGAAAGGACAGAAAAGGATCATACAGGCCGCGCCTCCTTTCGATCTTCCCCCCCCCTCGGATTTCTCCTCTTTGATAGGCTTGTCCTTACGAAGCATTTGACTACAAAAGTGCATGAACTCCGCAGGCCGGAAATCCTTGTCGGTGTCGAAAAACTGCTTGCCTGCGAGTGCGCTCTCGCCGTTCTTATTGTCGCCATCAACATACCATGCCGGATTGCTGGCATAGGCATTCGCACCGAGGTTATACGGCACATCGGCGATGATAAGCTGCGCTTTGGGGATGCCGTATGCCTTGAAATTTTGAAAATGATCGTTGAATAATTCTATGTCTTTCATAGTGTATTTCCGTTAATTGGTAGCCATTGGTAGAGGCTCGGTTTGCGCTCTAAATCGCCGCGCCATTCGGCGGCATTATCGTAGTCGATGAGTTCGATGCTCCCATCCCGTTTGTCCCTGACAAGACGCGGCAGATTGCGAAATATCTCATCTATGGCGTCATCGGTGGCAAATCCCCATTTCGGGTCGGCCTGAATGTCGCGCCATTGCGTCAGAGAAGAAAGCCGATATTTCAGGTCGGCAACCTCTTCGACTTGCTTATCCAATGCCCGCTCGTATGCGGCAGCGGTCTGCGGGGCAATATCTTTCGCCTTGCCGATGTTGCGCCAATAGCGGCGAATCCAATTCCACATTGCATAGTAGAACTTATCCCGCATATCCCGCCGGAGCAAATCGGCCTGCGTGTCGTACTTGGCCTTGTGGAGGCATGGAGCGGACTTGATGCAGCGGAATGTGCCCGAATCGGTGATATACATCAGCCCTGCGAACTTCGGGCATTCAGCCTCGGAGATGATCCCTTCCGGACAGACATACCAAAAGTAGTTCGGTCGTCGATCGTCAATTGTTCCATCCGAGGCGGATAACCCTTGTAAGATGCGCATCTTATTCTGCTTATGGATTGCCTCATTCAGGAAATCCGAGTGGCTGATCTTGATCTCGCACTCGTACACGTATCCGGCTTTGGAGATTGCCAAATAATCGGATTCCCACGCATAGAAGATGAAGCCGACCATCTCGAAAGCGGGTTTTGTCAGAATTGGATGATTCCAATACAACGCCTGCTGGATGCTCTCCTCGGTGTGTTTCGGTTTGGTCGGGGTTCCTCCCCGTGTCCCTCGCATTCCCATATCGCTACATCATTTCGCGCCAGCCGGTGACTTTGGCGTGGGTTGAGTGTTCGATGAAGAATCCGCCCAATTCAGGCGCATAGAAATCGGTCTGAATCTCCCCGCTGGAACATTTTACGAGGACATTCTTATTCGCTTCGGGCATGAAGTCTTTCGGGTCGATCCAGCAGGTGTAGAATCCCTCCATTTCTTGCTCGGCGAGTTCGGCCGCATGGGTCATTGCCGCCCGGAGCTGCCATTTGGCGTGGTCGCTCATCTCTACTGTGAGATGAGCCATGCACCCGTCTATAAATTCTTTTGCTTTCTGACTTTTCATTCCTCGGTCATGTTTTGGACAAAAAGTAGTTTTGTCGCACATTTGTCGGGGTCTAATGCGCAGGCCCCCGTTTCATAGCATGCACATTCGCTGCAATACGCTTTAATCGCTTTCTCACGCATTCGCATCTCGGCATCCTGCTCGGCAAGTTCGATAGCGGTAGACACATCCCATCTTGACACGACCAACTCGCGCCCTCCGAATCTTTCAGCATACTCTTGTGCCGTACACGTGGCATGTGTAATGTATTCCTTTGCTTTTTCGCTTTTCATGGCTCAATCGTTTTCATCGTTATCGTCATCGGGATAGCTCACATCCTCATAGTTCACGCAGAAGTCGAAGCCCGGATCATCGTCGAATACGCCTTTGGTTTGGCATTCTTCGTATTTTCGGCAGTTGTAGCAATGACATTCGTTTATTTGTCTGTTGATTTTCATGGTTCTATTCTTTGCGTAATCGGATGATATATTCGGCATTCGCGCATCCTTTGTCGATCATCTGAATACCGAGGAGTTTGTCGGCGGCGTAGGATCGTACCCATTCTTCGTCGCATGGAGCGAGCTGCTTGCCATCCTGTGTGTTTCCATGAAGAGCGAAATGATCGTCTTCCTCGACAATGCGGCATGGGTAGGATTTCGCTATACGATTCATGAATCGGTTGATTTTCTGCACATAGTAGGGAAATGGTGCTTTAATAGTTCGATTACCGTCGTCATCTTCCCGATAGCAGTTCGGGCAATAATGATGACTGCTTACCGAGTGCCAATCCTCCTCGGATGCTTCTTCTTCCGCTGTGCTGCGGTCATACCAAGCACTATTGTCATTGCTATTGATGAGGGTCTCCCCGCAACGGTCGCATGTAACGCCGTATAAGATTTGAGGTTCAATCATGGTTATTAGCTTTCTTTGTTGGGTAGTTCTGTTAAAATTCCGATTTCTTTTACCGCTTCGAGGATGTGTAGAATATCCCGCATTGCCGAAAGCATACGAGGATCAATCCCCTCTACGGAGCAGTTTTTAATCACGTTTCTCTGAAAATGAATCAGGAAGTCCATGTCGTGATTAAGGATTGCGGTTATAATTCTCTTTGCCATAGTATTATGCTGCTATTTGTGTCGGACGCCAATCGCCCTCAATTAATCGGGCACAAAGGGCCTCGCAGAGAACCCGCGCCATATTGACCTCGACCGCGTTACCGATGAATTTCTTTTGATCGGCCTGTGTCCCGACGAGAACGTAATCGGGGGGAAAGCCCATGATCCGTTTCAATTCGGGAATGCGGAGCATCCGCATCTTTATATCGACGATGCCGTACAACGCCATGAATCGCTTGATTTTTGCCATCGCCGGACTGTCGTCAGAGGTTATTGTGGTTGTGCTTTCTTGCTGCTCCATTCGGCAGGTTACGAGCTGGAGTTTCGGATTGGTTGTAACCGTCGGTGCAGGGCTTTCGATGTCGCAGGGCGCTCCGTTCCCGTACTGCATATCCACGAACGCGAGCCTATCCCTTGTGGTCAGCGTCGGCGCGGGTGCGTCGATGGAGTGGTTATGCCCGTTCCCGTAATATGCCGTGATGAACGAGTGATGATCCCATGTCGTTATTGTCCCCGCAGGCTCTTCGACCGAAACGCATTTGCCCTCCGGACTGCCTCCGTAATGCTTGGAAAGGAAATTGACCTGCGCAATGCCGAGCCTATTCTGCGTTGCAACGGTCGGGCAAGGTTCGTCGATGCTCGGTGCGTGGTATTTCCCGGTTTGACTCATCGAGTTCCATTTCACCAAGAATGCCTCTTTGCCGCCTGCAACAAACTTGATGAGACCCGCGTAGATGCGTTCGAGGGTCGCATCGACGAGCGGTTTCTTGCGCCCGAAAATACTTTCGCCCTCATCGGAAAAGTCCAGCACCTCGCGCACGGGCTTCCAGCGTTGCGTCCGACCGAATAATCCCGTTGCGCCGTCCTTGCTGTGCGTCGGTTCGGGGAACACTATCGGGAGGCTCTCTTTGGCGAAGATGCCGAAGAATCGGCGACGAGTGGTGTATGCCCCGTAATCGGCCGAGTTTAGAATCCGATGCGCGAACCGATAACCGTAGCCGCAGACATTCGACACCCATTGCTGATACAGCCGTCCTGCATCTTTACTGATCGGCTTGCCGTTCTCGTCGAGGTCGCCCCATGACATGAACTCCTCGACGTTCTCGATCTGAATGTAGTCGGGG